CTATTATTTAACTACCGCTTTAAGCAGTTATATTCCAGGATCAGATGTAGACTTGGCACAGAGAACCTTTAACAGATTGTCAGACGAATTACTAGAAAATATTGTAGAGTTTGTTCAACTACACTATATAACTTCGAGACAAGACACTGATTTTTGGAAAAATATTCAACTTTTACCTAAATTTCCATCGTTAGAAGAAAAATTAGAAATATGGCGACATAAATTTCCAGGTATAGGTGAGTTTCAGAATAGAACTGTAATGTTTAAAGAATCTAATTATATTCTAGTATTACACGGTTTAGGATTAATTTCAAAAGATATCGCTCAAAAAGAAATGTTAAAACAGCCCAAACATGTGCAAGAAAGTGTGCCCTTTAATTATAATAGGATGCGTAACGACATGCAGGAAAAAATTAAAAATGGCCAGGCAGTTTCCCATAGACAAGCGTTACAATGGCTAGCAGATAATCCGGAGTCCTAATGAGTCACTTAACAAGACAAGGTAATAGTTGGATAATTATCACTCACGTTTCAGATATATCTGATGCTAAAACTATGCTAGAAACTGTAAACAAAGAAAATTATGCCGACTATACCAGCGCTAAAGGCATAAATTCTAAACAACATTATATAATCCCTCCTTCTTGGATGCCTAGCAAAGACCATAACTTTCCCGATAACTGGGACACAATCTCAGCTAAGTATGCCTTGATTGTGCAAAAAGAATTAGTGCATTATGGAATTATGCCTTTGAATTGGAAGAAATTATATGCTCGTAGTGCTTGGACAGTAAAAGGAGAAGAAGGAAGTTATCATACTATCCATGAACACGGACCAAACTCAGTAAGCACTATTTTGTATACTACTGTTCCTCCCAAAGGCGAAGACGATATTCCTTACACTAATGGGTCAACATACTTTGTAATGGACGGCAGTGCCTATAATGACTTATCTATCCCTGCTTGTAGAGTCATGCATGTTACGCCTAAAGAAGGTATGCTGGTAATTTTTCCTAGTTATATACTACACGGAGTTTATCCCCAAGGACCAGGTCTACGACAGACTTTAAACATCGATTATCACGGAGATCCAAACTTTACTTATGGTCTAGGAACCGGCGGATCTACAAGTTATAATTAATGCGTATAAATTCAATCTGCATAGTCGGTGGAGGAACAAGCGGTTTTCTAACTGCTTGTTATCTTGCTAATAAATTCCCTCAAATCAATCTTACTTTAGTCGAAAGCACCAAAATAGGAACTATAGGAGTAGGCGAAGGCACACAGCCTTACACAACAAAATTTTTAAGAGATTGTGGGCTTGAGCCTAAGGATTGGATGAAGGATTCTGATGCTACCTATAAGTTAGGTGTTGAGTTTGTAGGATGGCAATCAGAATCCTTTTTTGTTGATAACGATAGTACAGTTACTCATGTAGTAGGACCTAATAAACTTTTCCATGATTACTGGATTGGAAAAAATTCTAAAGATTATTTTAATTGGTTGCCTGCATACAGACTTGCTAAAGAAAACAAAAGTCCAAAATTAACTCCTGAATTAGATTTTGTATTAGGTGCCTCGGTAATTCCTTCAGAAGCTGTGCATTTTAATGCTAATAAAATTATTAACACTCTTAAATCAAAAGTTATAAATCGAATTCACTATATAGATGCAGAAATCTTAGATGTGAAAGTTAATGAACTAGGAATAGAATTTTTAATTTTAGAAAATTATCAAGTTAGTGCAGACCTTTATATAGACTGCACAGGGTTTAAATCTCTACTTATCGAGCAGGCGTTAAACATAAAACATCATAACATAAATGCATTACTACCTTGCGATAAAGCAATAGCAATGCCAACTAATTATCTTGATCCTACTTCTCAATGTCATCCATACACAAAATCAACTGCTATGTCTAGCGGATGGATATGGACTATTCCTACCTTTGGTAGGATAGGGAATGGATATGTGTATAGTTCTGATTTTATTAGTAAAGATAATGCAGAATTAGAATTACGAAATTACCTGCAAGATTTTAAAACAGATGCTCTTCATATTAATATGAGAACAGGTTATAAAGAAAAAATCTGTGAAAAGAATGTAGTTGCAGTAGGCCTAAGCGGGGGGTTTGTCGAGCCGCTAGAAGCTACTGGTATTACATTTACCACAAAATCTGTAGAAATTTTATGCAATTATCTCGAGTCTTTTGACTTTGTTTATGATGACAACGTTCGCAATAGCATCAATCAAGTTTATAATTCATTGTTTAAAGAAATACTTGCTTTTGTGCATTTACATTACAAAACGAACGAAGCGAAAAAAACAGAATTTTGGCAGTATTTCGATGAAGTTCCATTTCCTGAATTTATAAAAGATATAGTAAGAAATTTTGTGCCATACCCACCTGATATATTATTCAAAGAAAATAATTTCAGCATGTTTCATAGCGGACAATGGTTTGAATTATTAACGGCCTGCGGACAATATAAAAAAGTCTCGAACAAACTTAGCAATGACGAAGTTCAGTATTATGAAATACACAAAGAAATGTTTAAGGTAAGAACTGATCTAGAAATCGCAAAATTTCCCAATCATTACGATTACCTTAAACAGATTTACTCTAATTAACCAACCTCTTGAAATTTTTTATATATAGTTCGTCTGATATTTAGAATATTTTCTCTAAATTCTAGAGTATTTGTGCTGATTCTATTAGTAGTTCCTAGATCATTATGACAGTTATCAAGAAGTCTAACCTGCTTTATTAAATTTCCTAATAAAACTTCTATTTCTTTTTTTACGAGTTCATTTTCAATTAAGGATAATCTTGAATACCATTCAGATATTTCAGTTTGAAATTTTTCACTTTTTTCGATAGATAACATTTATAAGTCCTATAATATTTCGATAATATCAATCATAGTTTGTATTTTAGATTGAAAAATTTTATTTTTTAAGCTTAATTCTAAAGCATTATGTAAAGGCTTAGGAAGCATTTTTAAATCAAACCATCCATAAGCAGAATGTTCATCGCTTAATACTGGAATAAATTCTTGATCTACTACACAAAAATATGTGCTAAATTTGAATAAATTATCATTAGATACAAATTTTTCCAGTGGAACAATTTTTATTATGTCAGGCAAAAAAGATAATTCCTCGGTAATTTCTCTAGTTAAACCCTGAAAAGTATTTTCAGTTAAATGGTGTGTCCCACCAATTAGTCCCCAACGACCGGTATGTTTACCTCTAGATTTTTGTAAAAGAATAACTCTTTTCGTGTTCTTGGCACATATTATAGCTCCTGAACAAATTATAGCTTTATAATTGCAATCGCCATTTTCCTCTATCATAATCACCTTCAAAGCTTTTTACCCAACTTATTCCGTTCCATTTGTATTGAGTATTAGTATAGTAATTAGTTTGATAGATTATGGTATCTGTTCGAACTTGAGCATCAAACACTACACGCCATTCTGATCCAGTCCACATAACAATATCATTTGCATAGGCTATAGGATCTGACCCGTCACTATTTTTCCAAGCATCAGGGCCGTCCTCGTTAAAATTTAAAATATAAGTAACAGTGCTATTTTTTGGTATAGAAATTAGCGTCTTTATATAACAAATTCCATTAACATTGTCCAAAGTGTGTGTAACAATACTACCGTCAACTAAAAGAACTGAATCGTTAACTTTAGAAAAATCTTCTCCTGTATTAATTGACTTAGACGATCTTAAAGGAATAAATGTTTCTCTCACACCTCCCCCTAGGTTATCAACTATTAGACATCTTAATCCTGTTTGAATGATTTGATCTGTAGTTTCTCCATTAGGACGTTTGGGATTAAAAGTTAAAGGACTGACAATAGCATCAAAAGTTCCTCTTCCTGTAGCAGGATTGTAGCCTAAATCTATACCGTCGATTTTCCCGTCATTATCAATATAATTATTGCTATGATAAGAGTCTACATCCCAAACTACGCTCATTAAACCCGGGTCTAAAGGATTTAAAGACAATGTTCCAATAATTACAGATCCATCGCCTTGTATTAAAAATAATTTACTTAACCCTGATTTAAATTCTCCAGGCATTTGTTTTAGTAAAGTATCCCACGGTAAATTATTGCCTTCCCCTTTTACCTTACTAAACATGCGTATTCCGTCAGATGCTACACTAATTTCAAAATTACCTATAGTAGTTGTTGTGCTAAATTCTAAGTCTCCCATACCTATTTCATAAGCTTGCGGATCATTTCCTAGTCCATCAATATAGTTCCCGATTCCAGGTAGAGTGCTAGTATACAAACTATTAATTATTCTTGTCACAACACCTAGCTTTTTAACTTTAACAGGAGGACTTAACCAAGTAGGTGTTTTTAATGTAATACTAGCTATGTCAATCGAGCTATTTGTTCCTACTGGCACTGTTCTTGAACTAAAATTTACATCTTCTAGCTCTACTACACTTAAGCTAGTCCAATCTATATAATTATCAGTAGTTTGTATTTCTAAGCTCGGATTAAATAAGACCAAAATCTGTTCTAATATTTGTAATTTCTGATCAGTATTACTACTCCAAATATCTACTTTTACAGTTAAGTCAAATGGCGTAGG